TAGTAAGGCTCAGCAGATTGCATCATTCGTTAATTTAAGTAGTTATCCAGACACTTTTAAACTTTATGAAGCAGTGTGTAGCTACTATAAACAACCTATTAGTAAGACTACTATAGGATATGGAGCGACAGAAATACTTGAACGCATTTTTAAAGCGCTTTCATTCAAGTATATAAGTGTTGTAAGCCCTACTTTTGAAATGGTTGAGGTTTATTGTCAGCTTTATAATAAACAATATAAGTTAATACCTCTTGACCTATTATACACAGATAAGAATGAAGTACTATATATAGCTAATCCTAATGGATTACTAGGTTATAGCATAGACTTAGTAGAGATTAGCAAAAATTATAAACTTTGTATTATAGACGAATCGTATGCAGACTTTTATAGAGCACACTCTCTGTTAACCACTTTACCAGATAATGTAATTATCGTAAAAACACTAAGCAAGAGCTTAGGATTAGCAGGGTTGCGAGTAGGATTTTGTTTTGCTTCAGATACAATTACTGCGAAACTACAAGAATATAGATCAAATTTTGTGTGCAATGCTTTAGCTCCAGTGTTAGTTTCAGAATTAATAAATTACACACCGTCAGTAGTAAGTCGCATGTTAAAAACTAAAGAATACTTAGATAATAGCTATGCTACTGAACCAAGTGTTGGAAACTATGTATTATTTAAAAAACCTAATAAGCTAACAGATAGATTTGGTTATAGACTAGTAAATAATATGTACCGTATGGCGTTAATAAATAAAGAATTATTATGAATTTAGAGCAGCATCTACATTTTAGGACTAATAGTTTAGGTAATATTAACAACGCTAAACTACTTGGGTTAGCAGCTGTAGAGTTAAATCTTACTGAGCTGTGTAATAGAACTTGCAGCTTTTGCCCTCGACACAGTGCAAAGCTCTACCCTAATCTCAATAAAAACATACATTTAAACACAGTACAGACGTTAGTGTCGCAGCTACAAGCTAATAACTTTACTGGATACATAATATTAAGTGGATTCAGTGAGCCTACGCTGCATCCAAATATCATACAAATAATAAATATGTTATCCGTATTTACTGTAGAGTTAATTACTAATGGAGATACTATATTATCAAATAAGTATAGCATCGCTGAATTATTTGCTGCTGGTATTACTAGATTGATAATTAATGATTATGATAATAATACAGCGATACAAGAACTAGCTGCTCCAAATATACACATACGTAATCATCACGATAACGGAAACGATAACTTTGAGTTATATGGGTTCAATAATAGAGGTGGTTTGCTGTGGTCAGAGAATAAGACAAATCCCTGCTATATTCCATCGTATAGAGCTATTATAGATACTGATGGTGCAGTATTGCTATGTTCTAACGATTGGAAGAAATCTAAAAGATTTGGAAATATACTGAATGATGATTTTAGTGATATATGGATGGGTGCAGAGTTTACTAATGTTAGAAAACAATTAATTATCGGTAACAGAAATATAAGCGAATCATGTAAGAATTGTAGTGTAGCGGGAACATTAATGGGAAAACATTATGCAGATTTATGGGTTAATACCAGCGAGGCTTGAAAGTACTAGGTTAAAAGAAAAACTACTATTACCTATCAATGGAATTCCTATGATAGTTAAAGTAGCACAGCAAGCTGCTAAGTGTACAGCCCTAACGGACGTGTTTGTGTGTACAGATTCAGACAGAATTAAAGCAGTATGTGAACACTACCACATAAAAACGGTAAAAACCTCAGCACACGTAAACGGTACAGATAGAATTGCTGAAGCCGCAGATATACTAAACTTACCAGAAGATTCTATTATAATTGATATACAAGGTGACGAGCCTATGCTCGACCCAAAAGTTATTTATAATCTCATAGCTTATACTAAGCAGACTAATGCTGACATAGTAATGCCGTATCAGCTTTTAGAAAAAGATGATGTTAACAGAGTAAAAGTAGTCGAAGAGAACAGTAAGGTACTATATTTAACTCGTAGTAGCTGCCCTAGTAATTTCAGAGGAAGAATACCTTTAAAAAAGCAGCTTTGTATAATAAGTTTTACTAGACAAGCCCTAAAAGCTTTTAGAAACCATACAATTACTACTTTAGAAACTATAGAAGGCGTAGAGTTAATAAGAGCGTTAGTTGTAGGATTATCTATCTATACTTATAAAGAAGATATAGACAGTATCTCGGTAGACGTACAATCTGATTATACTTATGTATTAAGTAAGATTAATAATGCAAATAATTAAAAGACTAAATAGGTACGAAGAAACAGGCAGACTGCTATTAGTAGAATTGCAAAACGGGTCAATATTAGATGCTGGTTGCGGAGAAAATCTGTATAAAGTAGTAAATCCAGCTATAATAGGCGTTGATATTGCTTCTAAAGAAGCAGATATGCTTGCTGATATTAGTAGTTTACCGTTTGATAAAGCTACTTTTGATAAGGTTTTATGTTTTGGTGTATTTTCAGACGACGACATGACCTGTGACAAACAATTAGTAGAGATTTTACGAGTTACTAAAGCTGGTGGTATAATATACCTACGATGCCTATTAAATCACGTAGTTATAGACAAGTTATCTAAACTTCAAATATATAAGCCAGCTAAAATTTTAGTTAATAAAGATACAGGTGATGAGCGATTTTTTGCCGCGTACTACAATAAGCCTCATCAACCTGCTTAATTATAAAAGAGTATTTGCCTACAGTATTATTTTTGACTATAATACTAATACAAACTAAAGGAGCTGTAATGAAAAAATCAGGACATACAGATGTTGCCTCATCACTAATGCTGTGCAAGTCAATCATCGAAGACGCCGAAACAATATTAACTAGCTTACCAGAAGGCGAAGCTGAGCTTCCAACTTGGTGGACTAACAAACTAGCTATTTGCTACGCCTACATTAACTCACTACGTGACTACGCTGTTTATCAAGGTTTCGAGGAAGACGCCGAAGACGGCGAGACAGAGGTTGAATCAGAAGATAGTGGTAATGGCTCTACTTCTGCAGAAGAACCAGAAACTGAGATGGAAGACGAAGATATGACACCTCCGTCTGTAAGGATGATGCGCGATGCCTCTTAAGTCAGGAAGTTCTCAGAAAACAATATCTGCTAATATTAAAGAACTAATGGATAAGCCTGGTAAAACTCGTAGTAAGGGCGTAAAAACACTATCCAAACGACTTGGTATTTCACCTAAAGCTGCACAACAACGTCAAGCGGTTGCTATTGCACTTAGTACTGCTGGAATACCACAACGTAAACCAAAGAAATAATTTTTTGACATTGTTGAATAAATTTGACAAACTAAGTTAAGTAAAGTTTATTACTTTATAAAGGAGACAAACATGACTAGTAAGAATACTTATAGAGTCGGTACAGATGGTACCGCTAACTATTCTTCTCTAAGCGCAATTCCTTCTTCAGTGCTAGCCCAAGGCGACAACACAATTCTTGTGTACCCTGGTGTATACGCTGCGCCTACAAACGCAGTATGGAACGATGTAGCACTAGTAGGTGTTGGTGACCGTGAAGAAATCGTAATTAGTGGCGCTATGACTTTAGCTAATACTTCTACAGGAACACTTTCTTTCGAGAATATTAGCTTCCTAGGGGCAAACGCTGTTACAACATCTGACTCAGTGTGTGTAAGCAAGCTAGGTGCTGCTTCTACACCTCTACACTTCCGTAACTGCACATTCTCTAACGCTGAACACGCAGTTCGCCACCACGCAACTCTAGCTTTTGCAACTACAACACCACAAGTTGTTATGACTTATTGTGATGCTTCTGCTGTTGACCAAGCTATTGTAGCAAACGCAAACGTTGGTGTTAACTGGAGTGCTATGAATGCAAGCGCAAATGCTTACTTCCAGCCAGGTACTGGCGGCGGTGCAGCTGCTCTAACTGTTACAGTACGCGCTTCTACTTCTGGCGGTTCTAACACAGGCAACAATACTGAAACAGTCCTAGCACTGATTTCTTAATTTATATAAGGAGACTTAAATTATGGCAATGATTAAAAAAGAAGTCACTGGGATCACAGAAGATCTTAAACTTGTAAAAAATGCTAAAACAGCTCCTACCACTCCTATGGGCGGAACACAGCGTTCTTCTTTTGAAGGCTCTCGTGACTCTCGTCCAGCAGGTAGTGCTGCTCCAAATCAAGTACTTAAAGGTGCTGATGGTTACATTAACCAAGGCGCAGTTATGATGGGCGACGTAAGTCACAGCCGTTCTTTTACTAAGACTGGTGCTCGTGGTGCTACTTCTGGTGCAGTTTCTGTAGCTAAAGAAGACGTAACTCGTGGTATGGGCGGACGTGTTATTAAGGACATGAAGTAAGATGGCAAAGTCACTTTCTGGTGTTGACACTCGTAATGGTACAACAGTAAAAATTGGCGATAACCGTTACGGTATGCGTGAAGCATATGACTCTAAGGTCGATGCTGCTACTAAAACATACTACCGTGAAGGTGATAAGCTAGTTGTAAAAGAGGTAAAAAATCCTCTTCTACAAAAGGTACGTACTGAAAAACCATGATAGCTGCTGAGCCGTTTACGCAAAGCATGAAAATAAAAAAGAAGGCGACTAAAAAGCCGCCTTCTATCAAAAAACCAAAGAAGAAAAAGGGAGCTTAGGCTCCCTTTTTTGTTATTTAATCATTGGGAATATCTTAGTAATTGCCTGAGCACACGCAACAGCTAGTGTCATGTGTTCACGCTGTGTCCCGTTTGCTGAACGAAGTTCAGTATAATGAATCCAAGAACGAATTGTTCCGTTTACATATAGCTTTGATACTGTATTACCTTCTGGAAGCACCACACGAGCTTGCTCTTTTGCAATTCCATTAGCAATAGCCCAATCATAAGCTTCTTGTGCTAAATCAATTACGTCTTGCTGTGCTGCATTCCACTGCTTCTGCAACTCTTCATCATCTACAACAATAGAGTTTTGACGGTTCGTAGTATCCTGAAGCCTAGCTTCACGTAGTACAAATGATGTAGCCATGTCCTGCGGGTTAGCATAACGCTGTGAAAACTCTTGGAAACTGAATGAACGGTGGCGTAAAAACTGGCGAGCAATATCGCGAGTTGTACTTACTTCCATAGTAGCACTAGCCATTTCAAAAGGTGACCAGTGTGCGTGCGCTTTGAGATAGGTTAGTAGCTTTTCAGAGCGAGAAAAGTCCGTTTGAAACTGAGGATTAGATACTTTTGCACAATAAGCAATCAAATCTTGTACGTCATCAATACCAATCATGTCAACTGGCTGAGTATAACCAATTAATCGTACACTCATAATATCATCATATGTTTTAGTCATTTAACTCTTTCTTAAAAATTTTTCCAAAATAAAATTTCAGAAGTCTTTTGCGTATCCAGCGTATATAAAATTTAAGTACTGGACGATATTGTTTTATATGTAGTTTTACAACTTAGAATGTTCGAGCTACAGATAAACACTGTTTAAAATTATTTTTATAAAAAAGGCGTCAGTAATTCCTGACGCCTTTTTGTTATAGTTCTCTGAGAACTTCTAATGGGTCGTCGCCTTCTTTACCTGCTGAGATAGCATCGATGTAGTAGCGCTTTAAATTGATTAGTTTTTCGTTTCTAATTAGAGTCTCACGGCCAGCATTTAGATTAGAAATGTATTGAGATTTACCTTTAATCGGAAGAGCTTTTAGTAGATTATCAAGAGTTTTGTATTCTTTAGCTAATGCTTGTGCACGCTTAGGACCAATACCTTCAATGCCAATGATATTATCGCTCTTATCGCCCTCAATAATACGTGACATCATAAATTCACTAGGAGTAAGAGCTAGTTCTTCAGATAAGGTCTTAATAGTCACTTCTTTGCGAGAAAAGATATTAAAGATTGAGATATTAGTATCTAGTAGCTGAATTAAGTCTTTGTCTGACGAAACAATCCAAGTATGCTCATAACGAGGAGATACATGTTGAGTTAGATATGTAAGTAAATCGTCTGCTTCAATACCACGAAATTTTAGTACTTCTTCGTCTAGTTCTTCTGGTAGTTTGTTTAGAACCTCGAAAAACTCTTCATAACGCTTAATTTCTTCTGGTTCTTCAGGTTTTTTGCGTGTACCTTTATAATCACCTAGCATTTCCATGCGGTAGTATGATTTACCGAAGTCAAAACACACGATTGTGCGTTTAGCTTTATATGATTTTGCTAGAGATTGTACAGTGCGTTTAAATTCTTCAGTGTATGAGTTGTAGTTGTTACGCTGTAAAAATCTGTATGAGACGTTGTTAGCGTCAAGAATTAGAAGGTTGTTAAACTCTTCGTAGTCAAAAGACTTAACATCTTCTAGATCTGACCATGATTTTGTCATTTATTATATTCCTTATTACATTACTTATATTATCAATAATATAACTACTTAGCAAGATTTGTTTGACTTTTTACGGCTTTTAGCCAATCGTCTAACAGCGCTATCTTAAAGGAGTATCCGAACGATTTTACTTGTATATAAGATTCTATTTGTATATCATCGTCGAAAGCCACAAAATCTTTTGACCTATTCCAACGAAAGATTAGTAGTGGCTTTTTCTTCATAGTTTCTGCTTCTCTAAGAGTTTGTTTCCAAAAATTTAATATATCTGTTGTTTTAGAGGTTAGCAGATTGTTCCACTCAAGCTCCGCATAGTGTTTTGCTTCTATACACCAAGGCCATGCTGCAGTGTCGTGCGGAGTCCATATGTCTCCTTTTAAATATTCAATAGCACCGCTTAGAGGTACTCGTTCAAATTGAATATTAGGGAACGTAGCATTTAATATGTCTTTTATCTTTGCTTCATACGCAGACCCCTTAATTTTACTTCTATTTACCATTATATATGTAATCCTAACTTATACTTATTAATGATATAGTTTTTAACAGTTTTACCTCTAACAATATCCTCGATACCAAATTCAATAAAAGTAAAGTCGTTCATGCTTTTTAATATTTTCATAAAGTCTAAACAACCATTCTTCTCGTTTGTCTTAGTTAAATCACTTTGTGTGTAGTCTCCACAAAAAATAATCTTACTATTATTACCCATTCGTGTAATAATACTATCTAATTCGTGAAAAGAAAGGTTCTCAAACTCGTCTACAATTATAATACAGTCGTTAAGAGTCAATCCTCTAATAAAAGATGTACTTATAAAGCTAACTGCTCCTTGATTCTTTAGCGCATCGTATGAATCTGCCCTATTAAAAAGCTCCCCACAAATAGCTTTGTAGGGAGCCTCATATACAGCTATCTTTTCTTTATCGTCGCCTTTTAAAAAACCAATATCTCTTGTAGGTACGATTGAACGTACAAAGTATAAAGCTTTGTAATCATTTGATGGGTCTAGCACTTCTTCTAGTGCTAAACTAGTAGCCAAGAAGGTTTTACCGGTTCCAGCGATGCCGTGTAATAATAGATTTTTATCCTTATTATAAGCAACTACAGTCTCAGCTTGTCTCTCGGTTAGAGGAGTTAAGCTAGCGAGGTCATCAATTCTAACTTTGCGAGGACCTTGCTCAGTGACTACGCGGGATTTTTGTTTAGCTGTATGTCTAGTCATTAATATTCCTTTTTATGAGCCGCTTAAGTGACTCACTAATTCAGTATATCCTCCCACGTAAATTTCATCAATAAAAATTTGAGGAACTGTACGTGCGTTGGGTACAACTTCTAGAAGTTGCTCTTTGGTCCAATTATCGCCAATGAGACGTTCTTCGTATGGAATACTATGTTTATCTAGTAGAGTTTTAGCTTGCTTACAAAAGCTACATGTGCTGGTTGACCATACAATAGCTTTCATATTAAACTCCTGTAGAGCCGTATCCTGCTGAGCCTCTATCTGTGCTTTCTAGGTCTTCGACTTCTACTACTTCAGGCATAAGAATTACTTCAACAATAGCTTGGGCTACTCTATCGCCGTGCTTAACATTAAAAGTTTCATTACCTAGATTAATCAGAACTACCCCAATTTGTCCTCTGTAGTCAGAATCTACTACACCAGCAAGCACATCAACGCCGTGCTTTAGTGCAAGACCAGACCTTGGCGCAATTCTAACGTAGGTGCCACGAGGAGTAGCTAGTGCTATACCAGTAGGTATTACTTTTCTTTCATTTACTTTAAGGTCGTGGTCACCTACGGCATACAAGTCTAGTCCTGCAGCTTCTGCGCTTCCACGAGTAGGAAGAATAGCTTCTTCTCTTAGTTTTTGTACATATAGTTTATCTGTCATAACTTTTTTCCTATCTCTAATATTATTAAGTATACTTAATTTTATCTCATTTGAGCCATAATACCAATCACGCAACTCTTGTTGCGTTCTAAGGCAGCCTATGCAGACTCCGTTATGGAGCCTGCATAGTTTAATACATGGGCTGCTTAGATTAAGCAAGCATCACCGTCACAGAACTTATTAGCGTCTGCATTCTCACCTTCGTGAGTTAAGCTGCTAAAGTCAAGAGGTAGTAATTGTTCTGAGTAAGCTAGAACTTCTTCTCTTGGAGCCTGTGTATAGGGTGCCTGTGCGTATCCGTGGTCTGAAAGAGGTAATAAGCTTACTCCTTTTAGTTTACTATCAAAACAGCTTAGAGCACGAGCAATTTGAGTTTTTTCGTGTGGTTGGAAAGAGATAGTAATAGATACTTGGTTATCAGCCCAATAGTGTTGTAAATCTACTGCATTTGCAAATTGTTCCCAAATAGAAACATCTTTATCACTAATAGTACCAGGTGCATGTGTTACTGGGAAATAAACTACACTAGTTTTTAGTGGGTCAGTGATTGAATCTTCAATGCGATAATTAGCTGCACGTAGAATTGGTAGCAGATTAGAAGTATTAGCTACACGAATTAAGCGATAGTAGCTTTCTGCTTTAGCATAGTGAATACCAGGTAGTGCTCCGGCTACTAGAGACACAGTACCACTAGGTTTAACACTAGTCTTTTTGATAGATAGTGGTACACCTAACCACTCGCTATACTTTTTATCTAGATAATTAATGTAGTTATATGCTTGGTCACAGAACTGCTCTAGATACTTTTTACGACCAAACTTAAGCATTGCTTCTTGAATGCCGCTCTGAGAAGTACCAATACGACGGTTACGCTTGATAACGTCATTAGTTTCTTTCCAGTGAGTTGGTACTAGAGTAACTGTTTTTGCGTATAGATAAGCAAACTTTAGGGTACGCTGATAGTCCCAATAATCATCGTGCTTTGCAGGGAATGATTCAACTAAACAGCATAATTCATAAGGCTCAAGAGACTGTTCTAAGCATGGGTTACCACCACGAACGCGGTAGTCTTTATGGTCAGCTGGGTCTTTCATACGACCATATGCTTGCATAGTTTCTAGCCAAGCAAATCCTGGCTCACCATTAGAAGCAACTTTTTTAGCTACTTCAGTATAGTCCATACCTACACGAGCAAAGATAGAGTTGTTTGAAGCCCAACGCCATCCGCCAAACTTATAAGCCCAGTCTTCTGTAGTGTATTTACGAGCAATCTTTGCTCTAGCATCCCAATTGCTATTATACTCTGCATAGTCTTCTGCATTTACTAGTTCTAGTTCTTGTGGTGCAGTTGAACCTGTCTCTACTCCAAACTGTTCCCAGTTTTTCATATTTGCAAATTCTTCGTCTTCTGGTTCACCAAATGCAATTTCTGCTGTACGGCGAACGTTACCAGCTACTACAATCTTACCGATAATGTTCATAATATCAGTAATATCTACAGAAGTAAGCAGTGGATTTTCACTTAGCGCACGTTTTTCGAGAATATCTTTGATACCGTAGAAACCTTGTACTAGTGGTTCTGGTCCAGAAGCTACACCACCAAATCCATGAATTGGTTCTCCATAATCACGAACTAGGCTTGTATCTGGCTCAACAGGGTTAGAGCCTTCTTCTAGATAAGAGTCAATTAAGCAAGAAATTAACTCAACCCATCCTTCACGACTATCTTCGACAGTAATTACTTCAATATCGCCTTCTGGTACGTAGGCTGCTACTTTACCAGCGCCTTTAGTATCAAACCCAATACCAACACCTACCATGCTCATGTCCATGAGGAAAGCGAATGGTTTAGACATTTCTGCATCAATATTTTCTGTAGATACGAATCCACAGTTATTTAAGCAAGCTCCACCTTTTTCATAAACAAAAGGTGTACCCATCATCCATAGTCCGCGACCTGGAGGGGTCCATTTGAAAGCTAGTAGACGCTCTGCGGCTTCTTCTGCTAACTTGTGAGCACGCTTTTCGTTCCAAGTGTGCTCAGATGTGATAGCGTGTGTTTTGAGAATTGAGAACATGCCTTCAATAACTCGAACAACACACTCTTGCCATGTTTCTAGCTTACCGTTAGCTTTTTTACGAGAATATGTACGATAATACGTAAAAGCAGATAATCCGCCATACCCCCAATCTACTGGAGTGTTTAGTAGACGTTCTTTAAAATCTTTTTTAAATTGAAATAGAATTGGATGTTTTCCAATTGTTAACATTATTTTGCTCCTTACGCATAAAAATCTCTATCTAGTGCCTCAGCCTTGTATAGAGCTAATATTATCAGTTTTGTTAATAGACACTTTATCTATTAGTGGGTGTGTAAAATCGTGAGAAATTAGAAACACGTTTAAGTCTTCTTCTCGTTGAAGAACTTCAATAAGCTTTTCTTTACCTTCGTCGTCAAGAACTCCGGTAATTTCATCAAGAAATAGTAAATTAATACTACTTCCTCCTAGTTTTGAGAGTAGATTACGAATAGCTAACAGTATTGAAGTTTGAATTCTACTAAACTCACCTCCAGACATAGTTTCAATAGGAGCACTAATACCATTGTTAATTACATTGATATTTAGTTTCTCTTTATCTAGTGAAAACTCTACCTGAAACTGACCATCGCTTAGTATAGATAGATAGTAGTTAATAGTCGTTTCTAACTCTTTAGTTAGACTCTCTAACTTAAAAGCTACGATTCCAGAAGGGCTAAAGGCTTTTTTCAATACATTTAACGCATTAGCTTCTGACGACTTATTAAGTATATCTGATTTAATACTATCTTGTCTAATTGTAAAATCAGATTTTTGCTCTTTTAGCGCTTCTATTTTAGCATTATGAGCGCTTACACGCTTATTATGCTCTGTTATCTCTCGTGTAAGTTTGTTTTGTTGTTCAATTCTAGCTTGTAGTTCTATTTTTTCTTTAGTCAAGCTTGCATGGTCTGGATAAAAAATCGGAATTTCAGTGTCAATTAGCTGAGTTAATTGCTCAAAACGGTGTATAGAGTCTTGATTCAGCTTAAACAGTTTCAGCGCGTCTTGGTAGCTAGTTAGTTCATTGCTCCACAGCTTTGCTTTATCTAGATTTTCATGATACGCAATCTTAGCTGAAGCTATTTTAAGCTTTAATTCGTCTTGAATTTTAACTAAATGCGAATTGTCTATGCGCTGACCACAAGCAGGACAAGTATCGTTAATTCTAACGTTATCATGTTCTTGCTGCATACGCTGAATATCGTTATTTAACCTAGTTAAATCAAATTTTAGCGTTTGATACTCGTTAGTGTAGGCAAAAGCTACAGGCTCTTGCATAGATATGTCAAAAGATAGCTTATCACGCTCAGTTATATACATATTGTTCTTGTCAATACGCTTACAAGTAGCATTAATGTTCTGCAGTTCATTTTCTATTTCAGAAACTCGAACTGCCAGTGCAGTATCTAGCTGTACTTCAGGTTGGTACTGCATAGGCTCTGGTATGCTTGCGCTGTTTAAAAAGTCTTCTACCGACTTTAGTTCGCCTTGCAGCTTTACAAGCTCTTTATCAATCTCGCTGCTACGAGTTTTGATACGTTCACCAATCGCAATATAACGCTCAAGGTTAAACAAATTGATTAAGAACTTTTTACGATTTGTATCTGTAGCTTTTAGAAAATCTAACAAGTCAACAGATGACTGATAAGTGATTTGAGAGAATATCTCAAAATCTAGACCTAGTATGTCTTGTATCTTTTTATATGTATCTACTACTTTATGCTCAGAAACATCAACGCCATTTTTGTATAGCTCTACTTTAGTAGAAGCTCCTGAACGCTTAACACTTATGTTATAATCTACAGCATCTACGCTAAAATCTAAGCTGCCAAACCAGTTTTTATCTTTTATATAGCGATTTATAATATCGCCTTTTTTAATGCCTTTAATGTTTTTGCTGTAAAGCAGTTCTTGTAGTATAAGCGCAATGGAACTCTTACCTGAGCCGTTTACCGCTGTAAGCTGAGTAATACGGTTACGATTTAAAGTAATATTATTGTCTGAACCATAAGAAAACATATTTGAGAAGCTAAGGTTTTTTAATATTATCTCGCTCATTGTATTCCTAACTTTTTAAACTCGGATAGTACTATCTCAGCTTCTGCTACTTTAATATAGCGTAGATATATCTCAAGTTCTTCATATAAACTCTTGTCTTTTAAATCAAGAGTAGCGCCTGTAGCTGGTTTTTCTACCATCTTTTTGTCTAGCATGTCAGTTTTCTTGACTTTAGCTAGTTCATCAATCGACCCTGTTACTTCATATATTACGTGATGATATAAATCTTGCACCATCGGCTCATTTACCGATACTGTGCGACGAATTAGCTTTGGTAAACTTAAGTTAACAAAATCTACACTATAGTCGTCAATGCTACGCATCGTAATAATATCAACACCATATTCTCGTTTATCATCACGGTCAAAAGTAGTGTTTAGCGGAGAACCAGGGTAGTAAACTGCGTAGTCTTTATATCTATGTCTAAAGTGCAAATCACCAAGCAGCACTAGTTTCCAAGGACGTAGCTTTTCAAAATCATACTCAGCAGTAATATGCGGAGGCACTTCACCACGAATATGAGTTATTAGCACGTCACCGTCTACATAATCTGGCAGTTTATCTGTTTGCACACTGCCATATGGAAAAGCGCAAAATCCTTGCCCAGCAATATCAATACGTCCATTTTCAGTAAAAATGTGTACAAGTGGATTCTTAATTGTATTTTCTAGTTTAAAGTGTTCCCAGAATGTGCGACCACGAGATGTAGCTTCGTGATTACCTGGAACAACAATTGTAGGTTTTTGTACTGAGTTTAGATATGCAAGTACTAAGCATATTTCATCAGGGTCTGGTTCTTTATCAAACAAATCACCAGCTATAACATGTACGTCGCACTGATTCTCCAACTCTAACAGCTTGTTAAATAACAGCTGAAAACGGCTCATCTGCCATTGTCTAGGAATCTTTTTGCGATGCAGATTAACGTGCCAATCTGCTGAGCTTAAAATTTTAATCATAAACTTGGACTCTTTTCTGTTCTTGTGCTATTATTTGTTCACAAGCTGTACAACGTTATCGAATACCGCTCGCACAATATTTCACAGCTGTGGAACAACGCTACAAAGTTTTTGTATAACGCTGCGTAACGTGTTTAGACGTTGAGCGTGTAACGGAGTTACACATTGTTTGGTGGGACAACTGCGCCTATTATTTTGATACATAAATACATATTCTGAAACATTGAAACGGAGTTTCAAAGGCGGGAATTGCTCCCCGCCTTTTTATTTGTTATCCAATAATTTTAGAAACATCACCTTCAAAAGTATAGCTGCCTACGTGATTGAGTTTAGTATTTGGGTCTAACCAAATTTCTCCACCCATCTTTTGCCAGCGTCTACAGAAAGTGTAATCTTCAGATAGATAGCGGTTATCATCTGGGTCAATCATCGTATCGAAAAGAGCGTAACAATGCTTATTCAGACTTGGGTCAATATTAGAATCATTACGATAATGAAGTTCTGGATGTGCTAAAATCATTTTCTCAATAGTTTCTCTTTTGATTAAGAAGAAACCTGTTGAGGCATCTAAAACTTCTACTGCGCCGTTCTCTACTCTGATTTGTCTTGTTTCTGGATTAATAAACTTAAAGTTAATAGCATACTGAATTGGTAATGCTTTTTTAGGATATGCTCCAGCAATAACTGGTTTGTCGTAAGCTAGTGCTCTTAATATATCTTCTGGTTGAAATTCAATATCAGAGTCAATAAACATTAAGTGAGTGCAGTCACTAGCTAAAAACATAGCAGTAAGAATGTTTCTAGCACGAGAGATTAGACTCTCATTACGCAAAGTAGTAATTCTAAAATTAATACCGTGTTGCATAAGTACTTGAGACATTCTGAACATACTCAGAAAGAACTGGTCTGTAAGCATACCGCCATAACATGGAGTAGCAAAGAACACATTGTACTTGCGAAGAACATCTAAGTCAATTACGGCTTGATTTCCGTTTATCTGCTTAAATGCTCCAAAGCTTTTTGGCTTTGAAGCATCATCCGCAGTATTCACAGCAACGTTAGCTGCTAACTCGGATAGTGATTTTTTCATGCTAGGTCGTCTACGCCTTCAGGCTTAAACTCGTTACTAGCTTCTCCAGCAAATAGCATAGTATTTTCTAGTAGCCACTGCTTTTGTTCGTCGTATGTTTGACGTTTAAAAATCTTTGAAAGGTCGTATAGCTCTAAAGTACGCTCTTCTTCACTTAGTGCTTTGCTGCTACGAGCAGGAATAACTGTATACTTCACGTTTTGTGGAAGTGGTCCAGTTTTTTCTTTCTTTAGAGTTAGGTCATATCCAGTTTCTGAATCAGCTGGTGAGCCATATTCTGGATTTGTAGCATAATCTACAATCTGTGCATAAATAGTTGAGCGTAGGTCAAGAAGTTTAATCTTATTGTCTTTACGGTCAATTACGTTACATACATAAGCAAATTGTGGCTTTTCTGCATATACGTCGGGGTCAATTTCTTTAAAAGGGTCTCTAGTATTAGAATTGAAGCTCTCTGTTTCCCTGTCGAATTGTAGACATTCTACAGGCATTTTCTTACCGTCTTTAGTAACTACCCAGTAACAGTATCTAGGCATAACATCACCTACTAGACGAAGTTTGGTATCGCCTAATCCTAGAGTTACGCGCTCGATATCACGCTTGTTTTGATTTCCAGTTGTTTGTTTGCCTTTAGCTTTTTCCCAAGCTACCATAGTTTTCTCCTTAAATGAACGTAGTTCTTAGTGGTGTTATTCCTCAATTACGAGGACTCTAGTGGAAAGTATATATTCTTGTTATCTACTGTTAAAAACGGGTTATAGGTTATATTAGGAAAATACTTCAGAGGTATATGTGCGGCATCCTCTGACAACCTTCTTAAACCTAGTGCTTTTATATACACTGCTTTATGTTTAGCAGATGCGTTTGTATATAAAAAAGACGAGTTTTTAAAATAGTTTTGTATGTCTTTTGTTTTGTAGTTACATACTAATGTGTGTTTGTATTGAGTAAAGATTTTGCGATGAAACAAATCAGGCGCTATGTGGTCTAATTTTAATCTATACATCATTGTTTTAGCTGATAATTCATTATACTCTGAAGTTTGAGCATAAACCAAACAAATTATTGAGGAAATATCTTTATTGCTTAAAGACCAAATCTCAGACCAGTTAAAGTAATTTATAGCCACGATGTTGATACCATAATAATCTGGCTTGTTGTTGTCTGTTAACTACTTTACCTGAAAGCCAAAAGTCTACTATAAGCGGAAATTGCTTTTCTGGATGTAGTCTTTCAATTCTGCCTATACGCTGTTCCCACTGAACAGGGTTATTACTAGGACAAGTAAAGAATAGTGTATCTAATCTATGACAACTGATACCTTCATCAAATAATTTAGTAGTTAATATAGCTTTATATTTAGTACCTAGATTTTTTAACGCATCTTCACGTATTG